ATCCGGCGCGGGCGTGCGGGCGGCTGACGCCCGCCCGCCGAAGCCGCACCCGCTGTTTTCGCCTTTCCACAGTCCCGATGAGGTCCGTCATGACCGATAGCCTGCTCGGCCCCGGCGCGCAGCCGGCCGCCGCCCCGCCGTCCCCCGCCGCCGCGCCGACCCGGATCCCCGAAAGCCCGCGCGGCGCCGGGATCCCCGAGAAGTTCCGCGATCCCGAGACCGGCGAGCTGCGCGTCGACGCGCTGCTCAAGTCCTACCTGGAGCTGGAGCGCAAGCTCGCGCGCATGGTCGAGCTGCCGGACGACGGCACGCCGCCCGAAGCCGCTGCGAGCGTACGCAAGGCGCTCGGCGTCCCGGACACGCCGGACGCCTACCCGGTCGAGCCGCCGCACCCGATGATCCAGCCGGACGCGGAGGTCAACGCCCAGTTGCACGCCGCCGGCATGACGCCGGCGCAGGTGCAGCTGGTCTACGACCTCGCCGCCCAGCGGATGCTGCCGGCGATCGAGGAGATGGCCGGCGACTTCGAGGCCGAGCGCCAGCTGGAGCGCCTGGTCGCGCAGTTCGGCGGGCCCGACAAGTGGCGCGAGGTCGCCGCCGCGCTCGGCGCCTGGGGCCGCAAGTCCCTGCCGCCGGAGGTCTTCGAGGCGCTGTCCACGACCTACGAGGGCGTGCTCGCCATGCACCGCATGATGGCCAACGGCGAGCCCGGCCTGGGCGGTGCGGGCGCGCCCGCGCCCGAGATCGGCGAGGACGACCTGAAGCGCCTGATGGCCGACCCGAAGTACTGGCGCCAGCGCGACCCCGCGACGATCGCCAAGGTCCAGGACGGCTTCAAGCGCCTCTACCCCGGCCAGGCCGCGGGCGGCTGAGGTTTATCGCTGCCCGGAGAGTGCGCAGAGCATAGCAGCGCGTCCCCTCTCCTCCACTGGGAGGAGAGGGACAGGGAGAGGAGGTGCGCACGCTGTGTGAGGGCGCGGGCTACCTCCTCCCCTAGCCCCTCCTCCCAGTGGAGGAGGGGAATCGCTCTGGCCAGCCCTCGAACTCTTCGAACTCCCTCATAGAGACGCGGGTCCGCGCCGTTCTCGGCCGCGCGGCGGGACCGGCCGTGATGCCCCTCGCACGGCCCCGGTCCGCACGTTCGCGCGCGAGCGCGCGGCACCCGCGCCGACGGAAGGCCGCCGGCATGCCTTCGATGGCACGCGCGCCGTGCCGGCCGCCCTTCCCCGGCCGGCCGCCGGTCGCGCGCCGGCGGCCTTCCGTCACGGCTTGCGAGGTGCGGATCCAACATCTAGAACGCGCATTCCGCGCGATCAGCTGGAGGCTGGCGTGTTTTTAACGCCCCGAATCCAAACGGATTTTTCGGAACAAGATATTATCTTCTAGGCGATGGGCGACCTCGTCCAAGAATTCGTGGCCGCAGCCGAATGGGGCGAAGGGCCCGACGGCGTCCCGAAGGTCGGCAAGCTGCATCTGATGTCGGTCAGCTTCGTGGATATGAGCCACGTGCTGCCCGGCGACGACCCGGACGTGCGCCGGCTCTACGACCTGCGGTTCGGTCTCGTCGGAAAGGATGTCGGCAACGATTTTATCGTCAGTGCACCCGCATTCGATCACGAGACGGCGAAACGCGTAATCCCGGATGACGACCGCCCGGTGGTCCTCTCGCTCGTCTTGAAGGCGGTACGGCAATTGGTCCGAACAGCCCATGCGGACGTGATCACGCTGTCGACCTACGACACCCATTTGCCCGAAAGGGCGCTAACGAAATATAGACAGATATCTGACGTCCTCTGCCGGACTGGATATCGGCTGCACGATAGCTATCTGGATAAGGCTGGGCACAGCCGATGGGTTTTCGCGCGCGAAAAGGTTGCGCCGAATTCCGCACGTACGTAACCTAAGCTGCTGACCGACGGCTTTAGGGGCCGAGAAAGGGCTGACCGATGTACAGCCGTGAAGTTTTCGAGCGACTGAGCGACCGCGCGGGCGAGGCCCATCGCCAGGGCCGCGGAACCGCCACGTCCGTGTCCCAGAAGCAGATGCGTCTGGTCGCGGAGGTCGAGGACGAATTGCGTCGCGAACTCCAAGTCCAATCGCACGGCGTCGCCGCGCAGTAGACACGCCGACACACTGTAAGGCCGGCCAAACGACCGTGTGACCGTGCCGCGCAGCCGGTTTCACCGGATTTCTTAACGCCCAGGAGCTCTCGCTCCTGGGCGTTTTTGCGTTCTGCTCCGATGAACGTCGCGGCGTGGCCTCGATGTCAGGCCATGCACCCCGGTTCTTCGCCGTCGCCGATAACCCGCGCGCCGAAACGTGCCGCGCGGGCCGGCGGCGCGCCTCCGCACATCCGGCCGCTGCATACAGGCGACAACCGGCATGCGCGGGCCAACGAACGACCCCGACAACCGCAAGAGAGACCGAAAGACCATGTCGCAACAGGTCGACCAGGCCTTCATCCGACACTTCCAGAGCGAGGTGCACACGGCCTACCAGCGCCAGGGCTCCAAGCTGCGCCAGACGGTGCGCTCGAAGTCCAACATCAAGGGCGCCACCACGACCTTCCAGAAGGTCGGCAAGGGCGCCGCCTCCACCAAGGCCCGGCACGGCAAGGTGCCGGTGATGTCGATCGACCACACGCCGGTCGAGTGCCAGCTCGCCGACTTCTACGCCGGCGACTGGGTCGACAAGCTGGACGAGCTCAAGGTCAACATCGACGAGCGGATGGTGGTCGCCAATGCCGGCGCCTACGCCCTCGGGCGCAAGACCGACGAGCTGATCATCGCCGGGCTCGACGGCTCGACCAACTACGCCGGCGCGGACACCGACGGCCTGACCAAGGCCAAGATCCTGACCGCCTTCGAGATGCTGGGCGGCTCGGACGTGCCCGACGACGGCGAGCGCTACGCCGTGATCGGCTGGAAGCAGTGGTCGGACCTGCTGGACATCCAGGAGTTCGCCAACGCCGATTACGTCGGCGAGGACGAGCTGCCCTGGAAGGGCACGCAGGCCAAGCGCTGGCTGGGCACGCTGTGGATCCCGCATTCCGGGCTCAGCGTGAGCGCCGGCGTGCGCAGCTGCCACTGGTACCACAAGACCGCGATCGGCCACGCGTCGGGTTCGGACGTGACCAGCGACATCTCCTGGCACGGCGACCGCGCGGCGCACTTCGTCAACAACATGATGTCCCAGGGCGCGTGCCTGATCGACGCCGACGGCGTGGTCACCATGCGCTGCCTGGAAGCGTAAAGGAGGTCGCACGACCATGGCATTCCAGGCCCGTAACCTGAGCGTTCTCGCCTACGCCAACGGCTTCACGCTGTGGCACTACACCACCGTCGACCCGGCGGCGACCGTCGACACTGCCGGCTACTTCGACGCCGCCGCGGAGATGCTGCGCGTGGGCGACATCCTGATCGCCAACGTCGACACCGACGGCACGCCGGGCGCCGGTCTGTTCCTGGTGAAGTCGAACGCCGCCGGCGTGGTCGATGCCGCCGACATGACGGCGGTGGGTGCCACCGACACCGACTAGCGCGCCGCGCCGCGCCGGCGCTTCTCGCCGGTACCCGTGGGTCCTCCTCTCCCTGTCCCTCTCCTCCCATTGGAGGAGAGGGAACCCGCCGATGCGTCCGTCATATCCAACGCATGCCCGTTGGGGCTGACGGCCGCAGCCAGTCCCCTCTCCTCCAGCGGGAGGAGAGGGCTAGGGAGAGGAGGTAGCCCGCCGCGTGCGCGAGCCGGCACGCGATCCACTCACCTCCATACCCAAGGATGTCTCCCCCATGGCGTCTTCCGCCGTCCAGCTGTGCCAGCGCGCGTTGATCGCGCTGGGCGCGCAGCCGATCGCCGCGTTCCAGGAGGGCACGGCCGAGGCGCGCGTGTGCGCCACCCTCTACCCCGGCCTGCGCGACGCGCTGCTCTCCGCCCACCCCTGGAGCTTCGCCACCGCGCAGGCGCGCCTGCCGCGCCTGGCGGCCCAGCCGGTCGCGGACTTCCGCAACGCCTTCCAGCTGCCGCCGGACTTCCTGCGCGCGCTGTCCGCCGGGACGGCCAGCCGCGGGCGCGGCGTCGCCTATCGGATCGCCGAGCGGCGGGTCCACGCGGATGCGGACGAGCTGATCCTAACCTACCTCTACCGCCCGCGCGAGGCCGACTTCCCGCCGTTCTTCGACCAGGCGCTGGCGGCCCGGCTGGCGGCGGAGTTCTGCCTGCCGGTGACCGAGAGCACGAGCCGGGCGGAGGCGCTGGGCCGGCTGGCCGAACAGGCGTTCCAGCGCGCCCGGCAGATCGACGCGCAGCAGGAGACCCCGGCCGCGCTCGAGGACTTCCCCCTGATCGAGGCGCGCCTGGGATGACCCGCCGGCACGTCTACAAGACCAACTTCACCGGCGGCGAGCTGGACCCGCACCTGCTGGGCCGCGGCGACCTGCGCGCCTACGAGAACGGCGCGCGCGAACTCACCAACGTGACCTTGCACCCGACCGGCGGCGTCTCCCGCCGTCCGGGCCTGCAGTTCCTGACCGAGCTGCCCGGCCCGGCCCGGCTGATCCCGTTCGAGTTCTCGGTCGACCAGGTCTACGTCCTGGCGTTCTCCAATTACCGGATGGACGTCTACCAGGACGGCACGCTGATCGCCGGCAACATCGCCGCCCCCTGGCAACAGGGCACGCTGCCCGAGCTCGCCTGGGTGCAGAGCGCGGACACGCTGATCGTCACCCATCCCAGTTCGGTGCCGCGGCTGGTCACCCGCGACGGCGCGGGCACTTGGTCGATCGCGCAAATGACGTTCGCCCAGGTCGGCGATCGGCACATGGTGCCGCACGCCAGGATCGCGCCGCAGGACGTGCGGCTGTGGGTCGATGTGACGAGCGGGACGGGCCAGCGCCTCTGGAATTCCGGTGACATCTTCGTCCCTGAGCATCTCGGCAGCCGCTTCCGTCTGCTGGACGGGGAAGCGCTCGTGACTGGATACGACGATCCGCGCTGGCTGGACATCGACATCACGGTGCCGTTCAGCCGGACCGGCTACGCCAACGATTGGACCGAAAGCGCGTACTGCGTGGCGCACGGCTGGCCGGCCATCGCGGCCTTCCATCAGAACCGGCTCGTACTGGCCGGCGGCGACGTGCTGCCCAACCGTATCTTCCTGTCGAAGACGGACGACCTGTTCAACTTCGATCCCGGCACCGGGCTGGACGACGAGGCGATCGACTTCGAGCTGCTGAGCGACCAGGTGAACGCGGTGCGCGGCCTCTTGTCCGGCCGCGATCTGCAGGTGTTCACCAGCGGCGGCGAGTGGCGCGTCACCGGCGATCCGCTGACCCCCAGCAGCGTCCAGGTCAAGCGACAGACCCGTGTCGGCTCGCGCAGCGACCGCTACACCGCGCCCAAGGTGATCGACGGCGCCACGCTGTTCGTCGGCCGGACCGGCGACCGGGTGCACGAGTTCAGCTATTCCGAGGTCGACGGCGCCTACCTCGCCGACGACCTGACCTTGCTCGCCAAGCATCTCGTCACCGACGTGGTGGATCTGGATTACCAGCCGTCCAGGCGCCTGCTGTACTGCGTGCAGGGCGACGGCAGCCTGGCCGTCCTGACCCAGTACCGGAGCGAGAAGGTCACCGCCTGGTCGCGCGTCACCACGGACGGGCAGGTGCGCGCCATCGCGGTGATCGACCCCTTCGTCTATCTGGTCGTGGAACGCGCCGGCGGACATTTCCTGGAGGTGTTCGATGACGCCGTGGCGCTCGATGCCGCGATGAGCGGCACCGCCGACCCGCCGAGCGCCACCTGGTCGGGACTGGATCATCTGGAAGGGCAGACGGTCGATGTCCTCGCGGACGGACTCGTGCATCCGCCGATCGCGGTGGCCGGCGGCGCGGTCATGCTGGACCGCGCCGCCGGGTCGGTGTCGATCGGCCTGCCCTACGCCCATGCGATCGAGCCGCTGCCGCCACTGGTGGCCAACGCCATCGGCACCGGCCACGGGATCAAGGTCCGGCTGATCCAGGCGACCTTCCGGCTGCTGGACAGCCTGGCCCTGGACGTCGACACCGGCGATGGGCCCGCCCCGATTCCCTTCTCGCAGCTGGGCGACCGATTGCTCGACCGGCCGGTTGCTCCCTTCACCGGCGACAAGACCGTCACCGCACTGGGCTGGCGGCCCGCCGGACTCGCCCCACTGTGGCGGATTGCAGGGGACCGGCCGCTGGCGATGACGCTTCTTTCTGTAACCACGGAAATCAAGGTGAACGACTGATGGGCGCCCTCGGTTCGATCGTCTCCCCGCTGACCCAGATCGGCACGCAATACGCCGAAACGGCCCTCCAACAGCACGGCCAGCGCAGCCAGCTCGCCACCCAGAACCGGCTGGATCTCCAAAACCTGCGCGCGCAGCAGGCCCACGAGGCCCGCATGGCGCAGGCCCAGTTCGACCGCGAGCTCGCCCTGGAGCGCGAGCGCACCCGCCGGGCCTGGGAGATCTACGGGATCGAGAACCCGCCGGCGGAGGCCGAGCCCGGACTCGTCCGCCAGCGCCTGGACACCCTGGCCGACCGCCAGGAGGCCCGCGGCGACCGCCGGCAGGCGCTCGCCGCCGCCCAGGCCAGCGCCCGGACCCGGGCCGCCGCATCCGGCAGCAGCGGCGGCACCAGCGCCAAGGCGATCCAGCGCAACCTGATCGAGACCAGCAAGGCCGACGGCCGGCGCCAGGAGCAGCGCTTCGCCGCCCGCCTGCAGGAACAGGACAAGCGCCACGCCCGCAAC